GTGCTCATCCGTGCGCAGGCAAGGCGCCTTGAGAGCTTCATCGAGCGCCTCGGTCACAAACTCATCTCCCGCATCTTCCAGTTTTACACCGACGACCGAATCATGACCTACACCACCTCCAGCGGGAACATCAAAAAATTCCGCTTCCAGCGCCAGGAGCTCATTGCCGAGCTTGTCGAACTCGCGACGGATGAATTGAGACGCCGCTTAAGCTCCAAGCCCGAAGGCTACGCAAGCCCAATCGAGCTAACCCAAGCAGCCTTGGGTGGAGCGCAAACGCAAGTCGTCGCCAAGCCAGAAGAGGAGACCAAAATCACGGCTGATGAAATCTTGAAAATCATCAAGGGCGCCTGGCGCGACTTCCGCTTCCATGTAAAGCCCCTGTCAAGCGTTTCCCTCGTGCGTATGCAGCGCGCCCAACTTGCAATTCAACTTTCACAGGCCAACCTTATTCCGACCCGCGTGGCGCTTTCCGAGCTGGGGTACGAGAACCCTAACGAACTACTCCAAGAAGTCCGTGAAGAGCTTGAAATTAAAAATGCCCTAGGACTACAGCCGCAAGCAGTTAAACCAAGTAGGTCGAAGAGGTCTTGACAACACTCTTGACTTCATGCAATAGGGCGAATCGTGGCTTTGACCCCCATCCCATCACCCACATCAATACCTCCACCGACCTCGGCACCTTCTGCCCCTGAGGGTGCTGGGTTAGCACAAACGCGGTCAATGCCTGTTCCTCCTACAAGCGGCGCAATACCACCCAATCCCCAGGCACTAGCGTCCATGCTCAGCCAACTCACGGGTAGGGATGGGGGCCAGATGCCACTGAACCTGCAATTCCTCTTGTTTCTCGCGGGATTGGGATTTCGAGAATTTGCCCGTGCAATGCGCGAACTTCAAGGGGGTAAGGGGCAAGGAAAGGGCGCTACTCCGCAGGGTGTGCCAAGGCCGCAAGCCGTTGGCAGCATGACTCCTGGTCCTGGTCTTCAAGCGGACCAAGCTCAGAGTGGGGGACTTGCGCCTCCACCTCAAGCGGTGGAGGCGATTGCACGACGAATGGCGCTGATGCAGGCGCTTCGTGCCCTCCAAGGCCAAGCGCCAGGAATGCAGTCACCAATTGCCGGTGGACCGGAGGGCGGTCCGCCGATGCCATAACTGGAGGAGAAGATGGCAATCAAAAGTTTCGACCATTCGATCGAGACGGGTTACAGCTCCAAGCGTGGGAAAAAGCGACACAAAAAGCGCTCTCGCCGTCGAGGACGGTAAAAGGGGACCCACAATGCCGGAGTTTTTGACTAGCGGCAAGATCTCGCCAGAAGGCGCGGTGCAGGACTCGGCCTCAGAGGGCCAGGCCCCACGCGCTCCTGAAGTCCAAGCCGAAAGCACCTCTCAAGCGCCTCGGGAATCTTCGCCGAGAGCTCAAGAGTCTCCTCCTGAGCGGCTCACCCCGCCCGAGCCGGACTTGAACGAGCATCTTCTTCGCTCGTTCGGAATGACTGAGCAGCAACTTCGGGAAACCGTCAATTGGGCTCGTCAAGCTGCTGAATACATTCAGTCTGGCCGCCTTCGTCCTGTAGAAGAGCAGGGCCCCGAGCAAAGCCAGTTGCAGCAGGTGTTCGAGCGCTGGGATGAGCTTGGCCCCAGGGAGCAGGCCCAAGCTCTTGTGATGGCCTCGCGGGAGGCCCTTAAGCAAGAGCTTCGTCAAATCGAGCAGCAGTTA